ATCCGCTCGACTGGGACATGTGGCAGGACTACATGCTCGATCAGATCGCTGCTGCGGAGGCATCCACTACCGCAGACGGTTGATCGAGGCTACGCTGCTGGTGGGATGCCATTCTACGAAGAAGACGACGAGTCCGAACAGGCCGCAGGCGTGGTCGACTTCACGGCCCTTCTGAGCGCCGCGAAGGACGCGATGGTCGCCAGTGCGATTGTCCCGCCTCCTGCTCCATTCCCGCCGCCGTCTTTCCCACCAGATCCGGTCATCGATGCCCTGACAGGCGCAGGCTTTGTTCGGACCGACGACTTCAGGCCGGGGATGGAGACGTTCCGCCTGCCGACCGTAGACAACGTCCATGACCGCGGGCCGTGGTACGACCAGCCCGAGTACCAGACCGCGCACACGCCGAACCTGGACCCTGCCGCCGTCGCCAAGCCTGCCGAGGACAGCAGCGAGCTTGCGTTCGCCATCCAGATCGCAGACGCGCTCGAGCGAATCGCGCCGCACAGCGGCCAGGCGCTCGCTCCCCACCAGATTCCGCCACCGGAGCACAGCGATCCGAATAGTGAGATCACGGGCTGGGTCATGCTGGCAGGCCGTAACGCCGGCAAGACGTACGCAGGCGCGCGATGGCTGAATGAGTTCATGAGCGCCCGGCCGAAGCTGCGCGCTCGGATCATCGCCCCGAGCTTCGGTGACGCCGTGGCGTCGTGCATCGAAGGCCCATCGGGCATCCTGGCAGCATCGAACTACCAGGTCCAGTGGCAGCCTGCCCACGCTGGCGGTGCTCAGCTCGTCTGGCCGAATGGCTCGGTCTGCTACGTCATTGGTACACCCACCATTCGAGACGTTGACCGTCTCCGAGCGATTGGTAACGTGGATGCGGATTGGTACGAGGAAGCGGCTGCCAACCCTCAAATCGTTGAGGCCGAAAGACAGGCTCGCCTGTCGCGCCGCCGCAAAGGAGCGAAATGGATTGCGACGACGACTCCTCGCCCGTTGAAGACCATCCGAGAGTGGCGCAAAGATTCGAGCATCCGGATCTCTGCAGCAACTGCCCACGACAACAAGCATGCCGATCCGCTCTGGCTCGAGGAGTTGGAACGTATGTATGCGGGTACCCGCCTCTACGCCCAGGAGGTGTTGGGCCAGGTTCTTGAGGACGTGGAAGGCGCCCAGTGGAAGATCGAGCATCTCGAGCGCAGTCGAGTCAACGACATGGCGACGTTCTACGAGATGCTGATGGCGACCGACCAGACCATCGCTCGAGCGGCGGTCGGTGTCGACCCGGCGAATAGCACTGGGACCACCGGCATCGTCGCCGCCATCATCACGAACACCAGGCACATCTACGTCGTCGAGGACGCGAGTGGGAAGGGCCTGACGTCCGACCAATGGGCGCACAAGGCGGTCAACCTCGCCAAGCAGTGGGACGCTCCGATCATCCCCGAGAATGACTCCGGTGGCGACGCGATCCGAGGCGTGCTGAAGGCGGCTGACCTCCTGGACGAGGTCACCATCATGCCGGCCACCGCTCGAGGTCGCGGCGTGAAGGGCGCTCGTGCCGAGCCGATCGCTCTACTCTGGGAGAGGGACGACTTCCGCGGCCACATCGTCGGCCAGATGCCTCAGTTGGAAGACGAACTCACCACGTACGTCGAGGGCATCACCAAGGAGAGCCCGGACCGCATGGACGCGATGGTGTGGGCCTGCACCTACCTCTGGTCGCGCGCTTCGTTCGGCGACGTCACGACGAACTTCCCGAACACCGTCACCAACACCGGCAACGCGAACAACCGCCGACCAGGCGAGATGCTCCGTTGGCACAAGCCAGGTAGTCGTCGGCGCACCGAAAGATGATATAGTGTCGTCAATCAGAATGGAGGGCAGCAGTGACGAGGAGAGTTGACAGCTTCGGCAACGCGCAGATCGGCGGCACAGGCGCTTTCCGCGGACGATTGATCCAGATGGATGGCACTCAGTTCGCGATCTTCCCAGAATCTGGTGATCCTGGCACGCTCAACTTCCAAGAGACGCCGGTGATCCGTGGACGGAACCTGACCGCGACGCTCGTGGACGACCAGGAGTTCATCTTCCAGCGGGCCAGTTGCGGTTGCAGCACGCCGCAGCACCTCCGCGGCCCCGCGCGTCGCTTCCTCGAGACACTGCCAGTCTGAAGTGCGTTGCCTACCTCTCGTTGTCGCTGCGATCTTGACGGGATGTGGCTCACAGCCGATGATCGCCGCGACAGAGACGACCGTCGTTGACGTCGCGCCACCGCCCGTACCGACGACCACAACCGTGCCGATCACTGCTCCAGCTGTCGCGCATCTGACAGCGGTGCGCGTCGATCCTCCTGAGCCTCCACCGCCGACCGCGGCCGAAGTGTGCAACACGCTCGTGTACGACTTCGAGGAGATGTACGGCCCGATGATCTGCTTCCGGGCGGTGGCTGCAGAGCAGGGCATCGTTCACATCGCCGAGGCAGAACCATGGATCTTCGACGTCATCGTGAAGGAGTCTGGCGGGTGCCCGTTCATCCGCGGTGGCGATCGAGACATCCCGGTTGGCTGTACGCCAAAGCACCGCGGTAGCGGGTCAGACGTAGGATTCGGTCAAGCGACTTACTCGTACTATGGGCCTGGTGGCAAGCTCTGCACCGTGTACGGCATCTGCAGCTCGTGGCAGATCCTGGCTAGCCCGTATGACTCCATGCTCAACAGCGTCGTGCGCGTCGCGATTCTTGACGGGCGATACGGGTACTGTGACTATGAAGGTGCGCCGAGGTACCACGCGTGCAGCCTTGTTCACAGAGATTGGAGACTGACATGAGAGAGCTTGGGCTCGCCGTCACGATCGCGTTCGCGTCATACCGAATCTGGGCACTCATCGCCCTCGACGAGATCACCAGACCAGCCCGTAAGAGGCTGTTCAATGAGGTCCGGAACGAGAAGGAGTTGTTCAAATGGCTGAAACTATGGCTCATGTGCCCATGGTGCGCAGGCTCGTGGATCACGTTCGTTCTCACGTGGCTCGTCGACGTCTTCGTCTCCGGCGGCATCCCCTCTCCTGTTCTTGTGGCGATTGCTGCCGCCTCTGGGACTGCGCTGCTCGGCGGCAATGACGACCGGCTGATGGCCTCGGATGAAGATACGGGCTAGATTCCAGCCCCAGTGGTATCGACACAGGGCGCAGCACTTCTTGGGACAGGGTCATCCAGTACGCTCAGCTTGCCGTGGCAGGTCCAGGCGTGGCGATTCTACGGAGCGCCTGACGGGACCGTAGGGTCCGGAATTCGCCTCAACCAGGGCGCCATTGGCGAAGTACGCTTCGTGATGGGCTGGGTTGCCCAGCAGATCGGCCGCGTTGGCTGGACCGTGAAGATCGGCGATCGAGTACTGGACGCGGCTGAATCAGTTGAATTGATGAAGCGCGTGGCGAACGTCGAATCGACCATCATCCTCGCGACCAACCTCATTGTCGCGGGTGAGTTGAACTACGTCGCTGTACCGCAGGACAAGCTGGAGGGTCTCACCGGCAACCCCCACTGGGAAACGATCGCCGGACCGGCCCTTCCAGGCGACAAGGATGCCCGATGGTTGACCGTCAGCGTCATCGACAACTACCGCCAGGAAATGCTGAAGGGTGCAGACCTCAACCTTCGTGGGATCTGGCCGCACCCCGCCAAGCAGACGGTTCCCGATCCGCCGCTGCGCAGCGTGCTCGACATCCTGGCCGAGATCGAGCAGCTCCAGGACCTCGCCTTCAGTCAGAACCGCAGCCGAATCGCTCAGATGGGCATCCTGACCGTCGCGAATGAGTTCGACATGGCCGTTCCTGGCGGCGACTTCGGTGCCAGCCTCGAAGCGGCGATCAACTCGCCCATCGCTGACCCACGTAGGTCGTCGGCAAGCCCCATCCTCCTGCGCGGTCCGTTCGAGCTGATGACAGGTGCGCTCTCGAATGGCGCTCGAGGTGTCCAGTGGACGAAGCCCGCTCACGAGTTCGACGACCGGCTCGACGACAAGATGCGCTTCCTCATCCAGCGGCTCGCATGGGGATTCCCAGTTGCTCCCGAGATCCTGCTCGGTATGACCGCCACCAACCGAGCAGTCGCCTTCCAGATCGAAGAGAGCACGTACCGCTCGCACGTGGAACCGATCGCCAACCTCGTTGGTCGAATCTATGCCGGAGCGCTCCGGCTGATCCTCGACGACGTTGATGGCGAGGTCATGGTCACGCCGGACGCGACCGAACTCCTCGCACGGAGGCACAGCGTGGCGGACGCGAAGGATGCATATGACCGCGGCCTCACAAGTGGCGTTTGGGTCCGCCGGGTGCTCGGCATCAGTGAAGAAGATGCGGCCACCCAGGAGGACCTCGATCGGATCCTGCTCCTCAAGGGCAAGTCGGACAGCCAGGGACGTGAGATGGACCCGAGCGAGGTCGCCGGCAACGAGCCGGTGAAGGCATCTGCCGGTCTGACCGTCGGCGACACGTCGCGTACTCAGCTGATCGAAGCATTGAATGGCGCACTGGCCATCGCGCACAGCTCGGCTGTCGCTCGCATCGGTGCCGGCGTTCGGACACGCCTCACCAGGACGACGTTGACTCCGGAGTTGGAGATCGACCCAGACCAGACCAGCAATCGCCGCCTACCGTCGATGCTCGGTCCTGATCGTCTCACCGAACTCGGCGTTCGCGTCGCGCAGTCCATCAGTCCACAGGGCGATTACCTCAGTGACTGGTGGTCGTTGCGACTCAGCGAAGAGACGTACTGCCCGGATGACGAAGCTGTGCAAGCCTCGTGCGCGGTTCTCCGTGACGCGTTCACGACGTGGTCTGCCGGAGCAATCACCGCATGGCCGTTCCCGAGAGTGCCCGAACACATCGCAGATCTCGTCCTCATCGCTGCCTTCGGCCTTGAGGTCCTGACAACCGAACCAGGAGGTGCCTGATGGCGAAGGCCGGCACAATCACCGTACCCGTTGAGATCGTCCCAACCGTCGTCGGCGGCGGTGCTCTCGGACTCATGATCAGCGAGGCACTTGCCGCAGCCGATCAGGCTGGGCGCATCCCTGTGGAAGGCGTGCTCTGCGTGGAAGGAGAGCCGACCGGTGACGGTCGCCTCATGTGCGCCGGGGCGATCTACTGGGACGGAATGCTCCCCATCCCGATCATCTTCGATCGTGAGGATGGCGACCACAGTGGAGTGACACTCGGCGCCATCACCGAGATGGAACGTCGCGACAACGGCGCGATCTGGGGCATCGGCTACTTGAGCGCATCAGACGACGAAGAGACGCAGTCCCTCGTCGTCCGTGCTCGCGAGTTGCTCGAAGAAGGCGCCGTCGGCGTCAGCCTCCGCTTCGACAGCGAGGAAGTCGAGATCCGCGTCAAGCGGACGCTCATCGAAGAGTCTGCCGTCGAGCAGGCCAGCATCGATCCTCCCGAGGACGAGATGTCGGAAGACGACCGCATCATCGTTGCTCGGTACAGCGCCGACGACGTGATCTACGCGTTCACGTCATGTCGCGCTCGGCACTTGGCCATCGTCGACACCGCGGCGAGTGCCACGGCCCGCCTGGAGATCACCGGAGCAGTTGCTGCTGCTGGCATCATCGGCGAATGGGCCGGCAACGAGCACTGGTTCAACGATCCGCAGTTCGGCGATCCGTCGGTCGACGACCGTCTCCGGTACGATCCGGATCGGTACGCCTGGTCGGTTCCTCCCACCATCCTCGAGGATGGACGGGTGTTTGGACACATCACTCCGCAGGGTATCTGCCTTCGTGGACGTCCAGACCGATGTGTGACTCACCGCCCGATGGGGATCTCGAGGGCTTCATGCGAGGCCACGCACCAGCGGCAGGCGGTCTGCGAACCGGCGTCATCTGCGTTGGTGGCGGGCACTGCGGCGTCGGTATCGGCGCTGCCGAAGCGACCAGGTTCTACGACAACACCGGTCGAGCCGTGGCGGATGTTCGTGTCGGCAAGGATCGCTACGGCATCTGGTTCGCCGGCATGGC